TGTGGTCTTCCTGGGACGAACTTATAATAAAATCAACGTCACCATACTTACGTATATTATCGTAACGCCTATCATTATAAGGTTTAATTATAAAGTGATATGGAGACTTCATCAGAAATCTATGTTATACTCAATAGATATTGGCATTGAATAAGAGAAACTTTTCCACTTAACAATCTCCTTATCTTGATTTAAGATATATATAGATATTGATGAGTCTGCCTCCATCAAAATTGTATCAATGGTTCCGTTTCCTCTTAGTACATCCTGACCAACTACATAATGCATAGACTTCATGTAGTCTGGACCTACAGATATTTTTCTAATTATATTCACCTGTTTGAAGATTGATTTTAATGTCTCCATATTTAGACACTAACTCATCTTGAAACTGAGATAAATCAAAAGCAGATGTTTCTAGATTAGCTAATGATGCCATCTTTTGGCTTTTCATTCGTTCGAACGATACCTCGATGTCAGCAATTTGGAATTTAAGATCTCTATAAGTTTGATTTAAAGATCTTAGCTTGTCTAACTCTTCTTGAGTAATTTTGTTTTCTTTTGCCATTTTATTAAATTTAAAATTATGTCACAAATATAGTAAATTTCTATGACAAATTACATAGAAATATACCAAGTTGTGTTAGCGTTGTTATACTGAAAACAAACTGGAGTATTTGCAACTAATGATGTTGGAGCACCTACGATTGCTGTAGCTCCAGGTACAATCCAAGTTGTTAGGGGTCTATTGGTAGTTGACATAATAACATACTTAAGACCGTCAATGTTAGAACTTGCAGTTGGCATAGTGATATCAAAGTTAGCACCAGCTGTTCCAGTAAAGTACGTGTTTATGTTTGAAATTGTAGTTGCAATTAATGTGTTTGTAGAAACAACAGAAGGAGCCTGTGTAAGATTCAACACATCCTGCACTTTAAAGTTTACAGTAGTTCCAGTTGAATTTTTAGTTCCAAACAATAAATCGTTTACACTTGGTGATTGAGTTTGATAGTTTCCTGCTTTCATCGTCCTTGTCCTTTATATTTTTTCTTGTAGTTCTTTGATGTTTTTAAAAAAGACGTCTTAGTCTTGGCATGTACGCCAGGTCTCTCAACGTGCTTCTTCTCGAATGATTTTACCTCTAATGTTTTCTTGCTCATCTGTTTCTAAGTGTAAAGTTAATAAAAGTAATTGAATAAAAATTTCTGTATACGTCAACGTCAATAGCAAAGAATCTTACAGGACCAAGTATAAGTCTTATACTTAGGTGTCCCCATATCTCTCTGAACCAGTGACTCTTGAATTTCATAAGTTCTTAAGCATCTCGATCATGCGTGGACAAGGGTATATATCTGCCTTATCTTTTCTTACGCTATTGTGAGTATATATTCCTGGAGTTCCTTTGAATGCTTCTACATCTATTCCAAATATTTCATTTCTATATGTCTTAGGAATATCATATGTTTCGCAAAGATACTCAACTAACTGACGAGTGCTTTCAATCTGGGCATCTGTATACTTGTACCAATAAATGTGACCCTTGTATGGCTGATCTAATGTGGTAACCATAGATGGGTCTACAGCTTTCTTAACATAGTTATAATACTTTCCATTAACTAGTTTTAATGGTCCCCAATTACAAACTTCAATTCCTACCGATAGTTTGTTCAAGTTTTTATACTTAGTTCCTACCTTAATGAAATCTTCGCTATCTATTCCTAGATGCCATGCCCAATGTCTAGAAGAAAAGCACTGAACAATTGTTCCTCTCTCTCCCACCACAAATGCAGTAGCTATTCTAGTCTCATTACTATTCCAGTAACGAGATACCGCAGCAGCATCACCACCACCTGCTGTATGGTGCAAATAGATCTGTGTTTTTTTACTATCCTCTTGGAAGTACTGACTATCAGATAGGCGTACCTGTAATATCTTCGTTGTGTCTAATTTCATCTACGCTTTTTTTTATTTCTTTAGCTCTTGCAAATAAATTTTTCATGGCCTGCCACAAATCAAGACCCTTAACTGCTTTATAATTCTCGTTAATACTCATCACCTCAATAGATACAAGTATCAGTGCTAGACCTTTAGTGAATAACAATTTAACAGAAAAAAACTGTAATATAATACTATTTAATATTAGTGCATCTATAGCATAAAACATGACTAACGTGATGCTATATAGTCCTATCTTAGATATCATAGCACTAGCTCCGCCACTAGTGATAGGAATTTTATTTTTCTTAGCTTTCCATATACCTGTAATAGTATCTAATGTAATTACAAATATTATCAATATCAATAGACCATATATTGGTGATAAAAATGTAAATAACATAGCCATTAATTTAACCCAGTTAGAATGCATGGTATTGATAAGGATATCTAGTTGATTTTTCATGAGACAGGTACAATGCTTTTTTTGATGATTTTTATGATGACATATATGAGTATAATTATAAATAATATTCCACCTAAAACAGCAAAGAAATTAACCCACCAAGGAATATACTTTATCCTTTCTGGCTTCTGCGTTTTTGTTATAACTTTAGTCCTGTAAATCGTATTTCCTTTTACCACCTTATATATAGTGTCGGTCTTAGCTATAACTTTATATTTATTGTTTTTTATTTTAGATTGCAGCTTAAGTATTGATCCATCTTTTTCTGCCAAACGCATTGCATAGACATTACCCAATGAATCGCAAAACAATGTGTCCTCTATAAATACAGTCTCTCCTGGAATCTTTATCGTTGTGTCTCTGTATTGTGTAACTGTAACAACACTATCCTTCTGTGTGCACATAGGACAATACTTTGCTAATTTTCGCTCTATTGAACACGAAAACAGACTAGCAAACAAAAGAAATGTGAGCATGTATTTCATACTCACAAAGATAACTATTTTAATTCATAGTATATTTCCATCGTATCGTCTACCAGTATGATACCCCTATCAGTCTCAACATGTAGTTGAGTATCACTTATAACCTCAACAGGTCCTGTTATTGTGTAAGTTTCTCCGTTAAAATCAAACATAAGCAAATACTTTAAATAAATCTACATTCGCAATATCAGAGCCTCCCTGAGATTGCATTGTAAATAAGATATATTGGTTAACCGTTCTATTGAATGCAGTAGTTTGAATGGTACCTGTGGTGTATTCTGAGAATGTAGTACCTACCATAGTCCTAAGACTAGTCCCATCATAGCTGTAGTTACGTTCGCAGTAACCTATGTACTGAGTACCTCCTCCGTTCATTGTGAATATACTACTGATTAATGTAGCACCTGTCAAGCTGTTGGTAGTGTTAGTGTATATCCTTCCATATAATTGCCCTGCGTTACCTGATTGTCGGTACATCCTAAATACTAACTGCAGGATATTATTAGTATTTAATGTATTAGCAGGTATCAATAGTGAGTGACATATAGTAACAGCATTGCCTGTTGTTGGTGTACCTAGTATACCACTCCATCCCATTAGCCTAGGACCAATAGTTAGATTCCCACTACCTAGCAGTGAGTTGTTATTTATAGTCTTGATGTTGGTGCCACTGACTAGCGTAGGTTGGTATGTAGTAGTATCCACACTTCCATCTGCTTTCAAAAATTGTGAAGAGGTACCACTAGTTTTCTTTATAGTAGTAGCTTCTAAATCACCTACAATAGTAACAGCATTACCGCTGCCGCTTGTCTTATTAACATATATACCCTCACCTGAACCACCTTTAGTTATTGTGATTGCCTTACCGCTTCCACTAGTATGGTTAACTGTTAACGTATCAGAACTTCCACCTGTAGCAAAGGTACCTTGAGTAGCTGTTAAATCATGACTGCCTAGATTGACATCTGCTGTTGCACCTGTGTATGGTACCTTGTTATCTAATGCACCTTGTAAATCAGTCTGAGCTGATAGTGTTCCTGTGATACTTCCCCAGGATGCACCACCACCACTACCACCACCAGTAGTCTTAGGCTTTCCGTCAGATCCGTTTACCTGTAGACCATGAGGACCAAATATATTGCCATTCTTGTCGGTTACTTGCATCGTAAGAAAGATAAGTTAGGTCCCTCTTCACCACTAATTATAAATGTTGTGTTTGCGTCATTCGTTATAGCTATTAACTGGTCATCCTTGTGTAGTATGTAAACCATGTCATCAGTTACAGTGTCACCCATTGATAATGATAGCGTATATATGTCAGTTGTTGTTGATGTTGATGCGTCATACTTCTGTAGAAGTATCTCGTAGTTGCTAATAGCATTAGAGAATCTGACATAATTTATGGCGCACACGTTTTGAGTTCTACACTCGTATAACGTTGTGCTAGTTAAGCCAACTGATCCTTCATTGCTAATAAGAGCCATTACGTTATTATTATTTGGTTTATACAATTAACGTATTAGATGGAAATGAATATACTTCACCATCTATATTCACATTCAAAACACAATAGTATTCACCATTAGGTGGGTATTCCCATAGCTGAGTAATACCTGGTACTACAGATACAACGAATGATAGCGATCCATCTATATAGAAATCTATATTAATATCTCTAGATTCTACTCCATCAGCTAATCTAAATGATAGATACATAGTAGGTAAAAATCCATATGCATTTTCCATATATAGCAA